TAATAAACTTACCTTTTGGCGGTTTAGGGGTTGACTTTTTTTATGTCTTGAATAATACTAGATATAGTTATGTTTATTCATAGCTTATTAAATCAACCAAAAGGAGAACCACACTATGATGTTTTCATGCTTACAAGGCTACGCCCTTACAACTTATGACGAGCTAGTCAATGCACTTGGCGAGCCTGATTATAAAAGACAAGGAACTTACAGTAAGCCAACCTTAGAAGATGGAGACGGCAAAGTCTCTGTTGAATGGCATAAAGATAACTTTACTGTCTACGATTGGAAGCTAGACGCAACACCAAAAGGTCAACACTATTGGCATATAGGTGGTATGAATCCTACAGCCTTATCAAAGTTTAAACAGGCTACTGGTATTAAGACAGGTAGAAACTAACTATGCCTAGGTCAAAAACTGCTACTCTTTGGGAGCTTGATTGCATACTACATAGAGCTGCAAAGCTTACTGATAGAAACTTTACTATCTTTCCGCCCTCTGATTCAGAGGGCAATCTTTTAGTAGATGAAACTATTGAGTACTACAAAAAAGAAATCATTAAAACTATTAACCAAATCAAAACGGAGGAATCACAATGAACCGATCAAAATTATACGAGTGGCTACTCGATAATGATTGTCCTTGGGAATGGGAACCTGTTGAAGATAATAAACTCAACTCTGTTACCATTGTCTTTGCTGATATAGATGGAAGAGAAGAAGCACAATGAAGTGTACTAAATGCGGTAGCCTAGACAATCAAGTAAACAATACTCGAACTAGGCTATCCACTAGAGGTCACAACATAGACAGTAAAGATAGTTCGATTCCTTTTATCTGGAGGAGTCGAACTTGTCTTGTTTGTGGGAATAAATATTCTACCTATGAAATCCGTACTCAAGATTACGGAATGGAAGGTTTCAAACAAATGATTGAAGACCTTACAAATAACTAACCCTTTACAGTCGGAGGAACCACCATGAAAACTAAAATGCCAACACTTTCTGAAGCAACTAGAGTTGTATATAAAAGAAGAAAGAACGGAACTAAATCTGCTACTAATTTCTTGATAGGAATGAAGCATAACATCAAAGCACTTGGAGACCTACCAGTAAATAAAATTACTAGGCCTATGGTTAACAAGATGATGGATATTCTTAAGCAAGAACACAAAAATAGTAACGCTGTAGTGAATCAAAAGATGGGCTACCTGAGAGTCGTACTACAGGAGATGGAAGAAGACGGATTTATTGAGATGATTAAGTTTCCAAAACCTAGACCAACAAAGAATAGTAAGGTGCATTACCTAACTGAGGATATGGAGAGGGAGCTTCTTAGTTGGTTGAACTGTATGCAGAGAAACCGAGAAGCAAAAGATATCGTTGAATGTCTAATAGACTTAGGGTGTAGAGTCAATGAGCTACTAGGATTAGAAAAAAGATTTGTTGACTTTGACAATAATCAAATCAACTTCAACGATAGAAAGAACGATCAAGCTGTAGCTGTACCTATGACCAATAGAGTGCAGTCAATAATCAGGAGATACTACAGAGAAGTAAAAGACTTTGATAGATTATTTACTCTTAACTACTCTGAACTAAATGCTATCTGGCAGAAGGCTAGGAAGGACTTAGGCTATGCCGATAAGAAGTTTTATACTATCCACCTATGCCGACATACCTGTGGGTCAAGGCTCGCACAAAGAGGGGTTGCACTTCTTCTTATTAAGGATTGGTTAGGGCATGAAGACATACAGAACACCATGATCTATGCACACTTACAACCTAAAGCACTTCATAGTGTGGTCGGAGTATTGAATGATTGAGCCTAGCAAGAAACAACTAGAGCTTGAGCAAAGTATCTCTAGTATCTCAGCCTATAACAAGATTAGTAAACAAAACAAAAACATAGAGAAGGGCAGGGAGTCCGAAAACTATTATGCTCGCAACATCATAGAGTCAGGACTACAGAAGTTAAGTAAAGCAATACAAGATCATATAGATGAAAGTCTTAGCGGTAAGGTAGGAGTCAAAGCTGTCTCTGCTTTGTTTCTTTCTCAGTTCCCAGACGTAGATGTAGTTGCCTTTATTGCTTTCAAAGTATTACTGGATAATGCTTCACAACTAAAGACAACTGTATCTACTGCACTTAAGATAGGGCAGATGCTAGAAGACGAACTTAGGTTTACTAAGTTTGAAGAGCTAGACCCTAAGCATTTTAAGAACATAAAGAAACATACCAGAGATACCAAGAATGAAGGCTACAAAAGAAACCTTATGGTCTATCACATGAACAGTAAAGGCCATGAGTTTAAGACTTGGACAAGGGGTAATAAACTTAAGGTTGGGCTGAAGTTGATCGAGTTGATAATGATAAAAATAAATATGGTCAACCTAGTAAACAAGAAGGTAGGCAAAGCAACTACAAGTTATGTTGTCTTTACTGATAGGTTTATGAAGTATATAAGGCAGGGTAGATCTAATAGAATTGCTGCCTTTCCTATCTACCTACCTTGTCTTGATGTACCAAGAGAGTGGACTTCAATAGATAGCGGTGGTTACTTTACAGACAGACTAAAAACAAAAGCGATCAAGAGTTCTAATCAAGACTACCTAAACACACTACGAGGAGAAGACTTAACAACAAGTCTGAAAGCGTTAACTCTGGCGAGTCAGACAGCTTGGGGTGTAAATCAATTTGTATTAGAAACTCTTGAATATTGTTGGGAGGAACGAATAGAGGTTGGTTCATTGATTGATAGAGAGCTTGCAGAACTGCCAACAAAACCACTCGATATAGATACCAATAAGGAAGCACGAAAAGAGTGGAGATACTTAGCTTCTTTAATCCATGATATGAACGCACAGAATATGGTCAAGCGTTATCAGATACTATCCATGATTGATACAGCAAAAAGATATGTTGGAGAAAAATTTTATCACGTTTACCAGTTTGATTTTACTGGTCGTATGTACCCACTTACTGCACACTTCCACCCACAAGGTAATGACATAGCAAGAGGGCTGCATAGATTCCATGAAGGTGCAGAGATAAAGACTAAGCAAGACTTGAATTGGTTAGCCATAGCAGGTGCAAACCATTGGGGTATGAATAAACATACCTATGAGGAACGACTAGAGTGGGCTTACATAGAAGGAACTGATCTAGCAGAAGAAGTTTATAAAGACCCGATAGGTAATGTTGGTGTATGGGGTAGAGCTAAAGAACCTTTCCAGTTTCTTGCTTGGTGTAAAGAGTGGTGTGAGTTTCAATGCGAAGGTTATGGGTATGTATCACATCATGTTTGCTGCCTTGATGGTACAAACAATGGGTATCAACACATAGCAGGTCTTATATCTAATCAACATTTAGCTAATAAAGTTAACCTACAAAATGTTAAACAACCACAAGATTTATATAAACAAATACTTGATGTTCTCTTGATGCTACTGAAGTATGACAAGTCTGAGCAAGCACCAATCTGGTATGCACAAAAAGATAAGTTGACAAGAAAGTTTATAAAAAAACCTGTGCTTATGATTCCATATAACTCAACTACATTCGGCATTGCAAATTACATAGAAAAATATTTTGTAAATGAAAATGTTTTTATCGCAAAAAATTTTAAGAATAATTTTTATCTGGCAACCATGATTGAACAAGCAGTTAAGTATGTAACCCCAGAAAGCTATGAAGTATTGAAGTACTTGCAGACTACAGCGTTATGTTTTAACAAAGAAAACAAACCTATCTCTTGGCATACACCATCAGGGTTTCTTGTACAACAGAACTACTACAAGAATGATGTTAAAAGAGTAAAGACTAAACTAAGTAACTCAAGTGTCAGGCTAAGTCTAGCTGAACCAGATACTACTAAGGTAGATAAACGTAGACAGGCACAGGGTTTTCCTAGTAATTATATACATAGTCTTGACGCTGCACATTGTCACATGAGTTTAGTAGAAGCAAGCAAGCATGGATTAAAAAACTTTTGTGTCATACATGATTGTTATGGTAGCCCTGCATCTGAGCTTCAAAGGTTTATCGAATGTGTAAAGCAAAGTTTCTTTAACATTTATAGTGACAACAATCTAGATAATCTATACCACCAAACAACACAACAACTAAGTGATACAAGTAAGTTACCAGCAGCACTAGATATGGGAGACTATAACATTACAGATGTGTTGACAGCACCATATATATTTACATAGCAAGAGATCAAGGTATAGTTAGGGAACGTCTTTTATAGACGCAATAAAACGGAAACCAAACCAAGGTATCAAACATGGAAGATCTTAAGCCAGAGACTATTAAGATAGTCACACCGAATCCTACAAACTTTAGGTATTCATATCTTGTAACCCCTGACGAGTACAAGGGTGTCAAGAAATATAAAGCAGAATGTCTTATCAAGAAAGGCATTATGATGAAAGATGAAATGGGTAGAGAAGTTGATGCAGTAGAACATATCTACTCACAGCTAGAAGAACTACTAGAAAGATGGAAAGTTTCATTGAAAGAACACTATCCAGATAGAAAGTTTAGCCTTACCAAAAATAAGTTTGGCGAACCTGCACTTCCTTATTACTTAGAAGATGAATACCTAGTCATCAAAACAAGTAAGAAAGCTGGTGGAGTAAAACAAAATGGAGATGTATGGACTAATCCACCTGTTACTTTCTGGGCTAACGAAGACCCTTTACGTCTAATGACAGACGAAGAGAAAGAACAGTATGAAAAGATTAGTCCTATGACAGAAGGGCAGATGTCTATGAAGTGTAGTGGCTATGACGCAGGTGCTAATGGTGTCGGTATCAGATGCCAACCTTTACAAGTCATAGTAAGAAAGCACGTTGAATGGACAGGTAGTCCAGACTTTCAAGCAGAAGCACCAAGTAGTTATGAAGAAAAAAGTACTGCGTCAACAGCAGCCGACTTCTAAATACAAGAGTAAATTTGAAAGTCAATTTGCTGACAACTTAACCAAAAAGAAAATTATCTTTACCTATGAAACTCTCAGCATTGACTATGAAATCACTTGCACCTATCGCCCTGACTTTATCCTCAACAATTTTATTGTGGAAACAAAGGGCTACTTCTCAAAAGAAGATAGACGCAAGCATCTTGCAATTAAGGAGAAACGACCCGACCTAGATATAAGGTTCTGTTTTCAAAATAGCAGAACCAAACTATCTAAAGCCAAGAACTCTATCTCTTATGCCAAATGGTGTGAGAGACATGGGTTCCAATACTGCGACAAATTTATTCCTGATGATTGGTATGAAGAGCCAATACAAAAACAAAATAGTTTGCCCTGAGTGCGGTAAAAAAAACTGTGCTGTCTTTGATGATGGACACCACCATTGTTTCACTATGGACTGTGGCTACACCTACTACCCAAACAAAAAAGAAAAGAAAGTGACCACTAAGATCATTCCTATATACAAACCAAACCCAAAGCTGTTAAAGGTAACACCGATAGCTTTACCTAAACGTGGGATCACTAAGGAGACTTCAGAACTATTTGGTTATGGTATGTCTGAATACAGAGGACAACCAGTACAGGTAGCTACATATAAAGATCAGAAAGGTAATGATGTTGCACAGCACATACGCTTTCAAGATAAGAAGTTTATATGGATAGGAGATATGTCAAAGGTACAGCTATGGGGTCAGCATCTATGGAGACAGCATGGAGGTAATGGTTCTGTCTTCTTAACTGTATGTGAAGGAGAGATAGATTGCATGAGTGCTAGTCAGATACAAGGTAATAAGTTTCCCTGTGTATCTATACCATCAGGAGTGCAGTCAGCAGCTAAGTATCTAGCAGCAAACTACAAATGGCTTGATAGTTTCTGTCGTATTGTTATTTGCTTTGACAATGATGAAGCAGGTAACAAAGCAGCAGAGAAATGTATGGAGGTATTGCCAAGAGGTAAGGTAGCTATAGCAAGACTAGATCGCAATGATATAAACGATCATCTTGTATTAGAAGAAGGTGAGCTTGTTAAAGATAGGTTATGGAAAGCTAGACCTGTAAGACCTGATTCTCTTATCAATGCAGCAGATGCTTGGGATTTGTTTACTAAAGAAACAAATAAACCTGTATCAGACTTTCCATACCCAAAGTTAAACGAATACACAAAGGGTTTGTTTCCTAGTCAGATCTTTACAGTAGCTAGTGCTAGTGGTGCTGGTAAGTCCACGATATGCAGGGAACTATGCCACCACTTCTTAAAAAGAAACCTTAAGGTTGGTTACATTGGGTTAGAAGAATCAGTACAAAGAACTCTTCAAGGTCTTGTAGGTATTGACTTGAACATTCCTTTGCACTTAAATGAAGATGGCATAACTAAAGATGATCTGCGGATTGCGTTTGATAACCTCACATCAACACGCAATCTTTTTTTATACAACCATTTTGGTAGTCTTGAGCCTGATGTATTACTAGAACAGATAAGATATTTAGCTACTGTTGATGGAGTAAAAGTAGTCATACTAGATCACATAAGCATAGTCTTGTCTGGCCTTGAACTAGATAATGAACGCAAAGCAATAGATATAATAATGACTAAGCTAAGAAGTTTAAGTGAAGCAACTGGTATAGCTATTGTATTAGTCAGCCATCTACGCAGACCACAAGGACAATCACATGAGTCGGGCAGAGAGGTAGATACTTCAGACTTGAGAGGTAGCCATAGTCTTCTACAACTATCTGATGTTGTGCTGTCTGCATCAAGAAACCAAACAGGAGATGCTAGTGAGAGACAGCGATTACAGCTAAAGGTGCTGAAGTCTAGACATACTGGTATGACAGGAGAAGTAGATAAATTATTGTACGACCAGAAGACAGGTCGGCTTGTTGTATATGAGGATTTTATTTAGCTATGACTTTACTTATTGATGCTGATTGGTTGATCTACAATTCTTGCTGTGCCTGTGAACAAGACACAAGATGGAATGATTGGGAGCATACTCTTTACTCTGATGAAAGAGACATACTGAACCTAATAGAAAATAGATTAGATGTTTATAGAAGTATTGCTGACAGTAAGCATGACATAGTTATGTGTTTTACTTCTTACCCTACATTCAGACATGAGATATTCCCTGAGTACAAGATCAACAGGATAGGTAAACGTAAACCACTAGCACTCAAGAGTGTTATCAAAGAAGTAAAAGAAAGATATGAAACTGTTGCTTATGAAAACTTAGAAGGAGATGATGTACTTGGTTTGCTTGCTACCAATGGCAGATATAAAGACCCGATAATAGTTTCAGTAGATAAAGATATGAGAACACTACCCTGCAAACTTATAGCTGATGATTCGATAGAACATATTACTAATAAGAAAGCAGACAGGCATTGGTTTGAGATGTCGTTGGCTGGTGATGCTGGTGATGGAATACTAGGTATTAAAGGTATGGGTATGGTTACTGCTTCAAAGACTTTAGCCAATACACCTGATACCAAAGAAGCACTATGGTCTAAGGTACAGGAGACATATACAAAGAAAGGTTATACGATTGCTGATGCTATCTTGAACGCAAGGCTTACAAGAATACTGAGAGAAGGAGATTATGATTACAATACAGGTGAAGTAAAACTTTGGAACCCATAAAGAAAACCCCAAGAGGAACCACACCCTTGAGGTTTTCTTAGCGTTGCAACAAGGTAACCACTCCTTGCTATCCTTACACTAACATATAATATAGAAATAGCTCTTTAATTTTTGTGTCTTTACCAGTAATTACTGACGAACTTATACAAGCTTTAGATGCTGTGTTTCCTAACAGATGCCCTGACCTATCGCTATCAGATCGAGAAGTGTGGTATCGTGCAGGGCAGAGGTCTGTTGTTGACTATCTAATTGAACAGCAACTAAGACAAAAAGAAACTATGTTAACTAACAGAGTCTTGGAGAATTAGCTATGTGTCTTGGTGGTGGTGGAGGTAGAATGTCTATACCTCAACGTGAATATCAGAACAGACCTGTAACTGTAACTGGTACACAGACAGGAGTTGATGACCCGAAAGACACAGCTAAAGCAACAGAGACTTTAAAGATAAAGAGACAAAAAGAAGAAGGAACTTATGTAGATCCAAACCTTACAACTGCTGAGAAACTTACAAGAAGTGGAGGTGGCAATAAAACTGCACAACAAAAAGCTAACCTTGCTAGAAATAAACAGAAGGCAAAAGATATGGCTCGTGCTAGATTAAAAAGCAAATACTCTAAAGGTATTACAGGTAGAAAATCTAAAACAAGGACAGCTTAATTATGTGTTTAGGAAGAAGACCAAGCCCACCACCATTGCCAGAACCAGAACCAGTTGATTCTCCTATAGAACCTACTGCAACAAAGGTTGCTATTAGTGATAATAGAACTATGGGTCAACCCAAAGTTAAGAGAAAGAAAACAGGACAGAAAGTTACAGGTGGAAGAATGGCTAGGGCTATAGCACCAAGACGATTAGGTACTAGATCATTACAAATTCCTTTACTTACAAATAGTTCAAATATTAGTAACCTAAACTATTCATAAAATGGAATACTCCGCACAAAGAACGACAGCAGCAGGTAGATATGAAGCACTTGTTAGTAGCAGGTCTGTCTATGATAGAGAAGCAAAAGAATCTTCTAAGCTAACCATACCTAGTCTGATACCAGAACAGACATCAGGCACAAGGGCTAGGATCAAGACACCATTTCAAGCAACAGGTAGTCGTGGAGTAAATTCGTTATCAAATAAATTATTAATGACTTTGCTACCACCAAGCACAGCATTTTTTAAATTAGAAATAGATGATCTTGAGATAAGAAAGCAAGGACAAGAAGCACTACAGAGTGAGATAGATAAAGGACTACGCACAATAGAAAATGCTTTGATGAATCAGATAGAAATATCTAACGATAGAGTTGCTATGTTTGAAGCACTCAAGCATCTTGTAGTATCTGGTAATGTCTTATTATATCTGACAGATAAAGGACTCAAAGTATATCCACTATCTAAGTTTGTCTGCAAGCGTGATGAAGTTGGTAATGTTTTAGAAATACTTATCAAAGAAACAGTACACCCACAAGCTCTACCTCTTGAGTTCTTAGAACAGATTAAGAAGAAAGAGAACTATGATGCAGAAACAATGAAGGGCGACTTAGATATATATACATCTATCAAAAGAATGAATGATGACTTCTTTTGGTTTCAAGAATGTAAAGGAGAAAAGATACCAAACACAGATGGCAGATCAAAGGTAGATGTTACTCCCTTTATTCCTCTTAGATTTATTAGAGTTGATGGCGAAGATTATGGTAGAGGATATGTTGAAGAATACAGAGGAGACTTGATTAGTCTTGAGTCTTTGATGCAAGCAATAATTGAAGGTGCTGCTGCCAGTGCTAAGACATTATTTCTAGTCAATCCAAATGGAATTACAAGAGCAGCAACTATAGCTAAAGCACCTAATGGAGCTATACGAGAAGGTAGTGCAGCAGATATTTCTGTAATGCAAGTCGGCAAGAGTGCAGACTTCTCTGTTGCTTTCAGTGCAATACAAAGGATAGAAGCAAGACTTGAGTTTGCTTTCTTGATGGCAAGATCAGTACAACGTGATGCAGAAAGAGTGACAGCAGCAGAGATAAATCTTATGGCACAGGAGCTAGAGAATAGTCTTGGTGGTATTTATAGTATCTTGACTCAAGAGTTTCAACTACCATATCTTAGAAGACGTATGCACTTGTTAGTAAGACAAGGCAAAGTACCCAAGCTGCCTGATGAACTAGTCAAACCTAAGATAGTGACAGGACTTCAAGGACTTGGCAGAGGTAATGATAGAAACAAATTGATCGAGTTTATCGGAACTGTAGCTCAAGCATTAGGACCAGATGTAATGAGACAGTACGTAAATGTAGATGAAGCAGTGAAAAGACTAGCTACCAGTATCGGTATAGATACTGCTAACCTAGTAAAAACACAAGAGGAGATCCAAGCAGAACAACAGGCTGCTGCACAACAACAGCTTATTCAAAGTCTTGGACCTGCTGCTTTGGGTTCACGTTTACTTGATCCTAAAGTAAATGCAGAAGCAGGTTTAGCTGATGCACAAACACAACAACTACAACAAGGAGGAACCCCTGATGCCAACCAAGAAGCCTAGTAGAAAAAGAGATGAAGACGGAAAGTTTGTCTCTGAAAAAGCAATCGTTAGTCGTGTAGGTGAGTACGAAGAAAACCCTGTACCAGAGAAGTCGGGTGATTACGTCACTGGACATGGCAACACAATTCACTATAGTTAAAAGAAAAAACCACTATGACTTCATCACAAGTACAGGTATCTGAAACACCACCAATGTCTCAACAAGATCTTGAAGGTCTTAAAGATGAGAATGGTTTGTATGCTGGTAAGTTTAAAACTGTAGAAGATTTAGCAAACAGCTACAAAGAACTAGAAGGTAAACTTGGTTCTGTTACAGAAGAAGATCAAATATCTGAATCAACAGAAGAAACTACAGGAGTTCCAGAAGGGTATGAAGATTATTACCAAGAAGATGGAACTGTAGATTACAACTCTGTAAATGAAAACTATGGAGAAATTTTAGGAGAGATATTTAAAGAAAACAATATTGACCCATACAAAATTAGTGCTGAGTTTCATAAGAACGAAGGAGAGATACCAGAAGAAATGTATCAATCTTTATTAGATGCAGGTCTATCTAAAAATGCTGTTGATACATACCTTACTGGTAGATCAATAGAGAGTGGATATACAGAAGATGGAGAAGGTACAGCAGAAGAACTAGCACAAGAAGAAGTTAAAGGTATTAGAGATTCTATAGGTGGAGATGAAGCCTATGGCAAGATGGTTAGTTGGGCTTTAGAAAATTTATCTAAGCCAGAGATAGAAGCTTTCAATGAAGCAACAAACACAATGTCTGGACCACAACTTAGTATGATGGTACAAGGACTATATACTAGATACCAAAACGCTATGGGAGTTGAACCAAATCTTTACTCAGGTCGTGCTGCAACAAGTGGACCTACACCTTACAGATCAACACAAGAAGTAGTAGCTGCTATGTCTGACAAGAGATATGGTAAAGATGTTACCTACACAGAAGACGTACAAAGACGTTTAGCTGGTAGTGATGTATTTGGCTAATGGCTAAGTTATGTGCCAGAGGTAAAGCAGCAGCAAAGCGTAAGTTTAAGGTTTATCCTTCTGCTTACGCTAATGCCTATGCTGTAAAAGTTTGCAAAGGACAAGTCAAAGGACCAGATGGAAAGAAACGAACTGCATCTGGTTACACAAGAAAATCATTAAGAGTTGCGTAATGGCAAAGCTAACACCCAAGCAGATAGTTACTCTCAACAAACATTCAAAGCATCATTCCAAGAAACACATGGACTTGATGAAGAAGCTTATGCGTGAAGGTTCAACATTTAAAGCAGCACATACAGCAGCACAAAAAGAAGTAGGCAAATGAGTTTACGCAGATGGTTTAAGGAAGAATGGGTAGATGTTAAAACAGGCAAACCTTGTGGTCGGCAGAAAGGAGAGAAGCGTGGTGGCTACCCTGCTTGCAGACCTTCAAAAAGAGTTAGTAGTAAGACTCCAAAGACTACAAAAGAAATGAGCAGTAAAGAGAAAAGAAGATTCAAAGCAAGCAAGACCAGTTCAAAAAAAATATCTTATCAACATAGACGCAATAGTTTAAAAATTAAGTAATAGTGTTATATTTGGAATAGCTTACATTTTTTATGTCTAAGGGTGTATCAATGACTAAGGCAGATAAAGACCCCACAGGTGGTCTTACTGCTAGAGGTCGGAGAAAATACAACCGAGCAACAGGTGGAAACTTGCAAGCTCCTGTTACTAAAAAGACAGGTCTTTCTCCTAGACAAAAAGCAAGAAGGAAATCTTTTTGTGCAAGAATGTCAAAGGTAAAAGGACCTTTAAAAAAAGATGGCAAGCTAACTCGCAAAGCTCTTGCACTACGCAAATGGAATTGTGGGTCAGTATAAATTAACAAAGTAGAAATCTAAATATCTAAGTGCCTGATGCGTCAGATACCACTTGAGAGAAAGGATTGAAACGAAGTTAGTTTCTCGAATTTGTAAATTTAATCAAGGAGTTTTCCTATGGCTAACGCCACAGTCTCACGCCTTGGTTTGGTAAACAATACAGGAACAGACTTTGATGCTCTGTTTCTGAAAGTGTTTTCTGGTGAAGTGCTTACAGCTTTTGCTAGAAACAATATCTTCAACGAGCAACTTCATTCAGTTCGTACTATCACAAGTGGTAAGTCAGCACAGTTTCCAGTATTAGGAACTGCTACTGCGGCTTATCATACAGTAGGGACCCCTCTCGTTGGAGCAAACCAAATCAAGGCAAATGAAAAGATTATCAACATAGATGATCTTCTAATTGCACAGAGTTTCATTGCAAACATTGATGAACTCAAGAATCATTATGACGTAAGAGCTACTTACGCTGATGAACTAGGTAAAGCACTTGCTAGAACCTATGACCAGAACGTAGCCAAGCAGATTGCTAATGCTTCCAGAGCTTCTACTAACCTTAGTGGTGGTAATGGTGGTGTTGTTCTAACTCTTGCTTCTGGTAATACAGCTTCAGCAAACGTCACAGGTGATGAAATAGCTGCTGCTATCTATGACATTGCACAGACATTTGATGAAAGAGACATTCCTCCAACAGATCGTTTCTGTGTACTACCACCTGCTGAGTACTACAAACTTGCTGAGTCTGCTACAAGAACTGTAGACGTTGACTTTAACCCACAGGGTAATGGTTCGTTTGCTTCTGGTAAGGTACAACAAGTTGCTGGCATACCAATCATGATGTCAAACAACGTACCTCAGAGTAACGTATCTTCTAACCCAAGTGGTGCGAATAACACTTACTCAGGTGACGATAGTAAAACTATTGGTCTTGTCTTCCACAAGTCTGCTGTTGGTACAGTAAAACTAATGGATATGACAACTGAGATCTCTGGTTCTGACTACGGAATTATGTATCAAGGTACATTAATGGTTGCTAAGTATGCTCTTGGTCATGGAATCCTAAGACCAGAATGTGCAGCTACT